TTTTTATTAACTTATGCAGACTTCTCAATCTGCGGGCCAGGACGGGGCCAAATCCGTCCAAGCGAAGGAAGATTACGGTCTTCCTGATGCCTACCGGCATCGATTCTTTGATAAACCAGAGAATTGGTCTGACAAGGTCTTGTCATCCAGGATTAATAAAAATCCTATCGTAGATCTATGTCTACGTCTGTCCACCTTTCGAGTTGGACCAAACAGTAATGGCTGTTTTGACCCGAAACTGGGTAAGGACAACGTTCGTGGTCCTAGAAGACTTTACCAAATGATTGGAAGGTTCCTCGAAAGGGGAACCTACAACCGGATGGTTTGTTCTTCTGAGCGACAATGGAAATTTGTCGAAGAATGTTGGATTGCCAACATGCACACTGTTCTTTTAAACCAGTGTTTCGATCCGGTTAAACTAGATCGTAAACTTTTTAGATCTGTTCAGATCTACAAACTTTGGTTTGTCAAGTTTTTCTTCGCTGGTAAGCGGAGGACCGTTTTGAAGAAAAACGGTAAGAAGAAGGTTGTCTTCTCACCTCTCAATTTTGAGAGAGGCCTTAAAGGCCTTAAAGCCATTTCTGGATGGCTTCAGTGGGCCGCCTTGAGCGACATGAAGGAGCATAACGCTCCTCCTCCACCAATCCCTTATTGGGATGGTTGGCATTCTGAATCTCAGAATCTCGAACTCAAATGGTTCGCGGGAAGTCTTTCCCGTTATAGGTCAATACTGACTGACCTTAAATTCACAGATGTTGAATTGACTAATCTGTGTCAGATTAGGACTTTCGGAAGGGCACTTCCGTGCCCAACCAAGAACATGTGTTCTGAAGCCTTCCGTAGTCAGATGGCTATTCTCACAACTGAGAAGATCACTCCACCGGAGAGATTAAAAGTGGTCTCTCACTTTTCTAATGAGCTCGGAAAGAGGCTCAATGTAAGAGAAATGCCCTTACATACTCATGTTTCTGTGAGTACTTCAGGCTGCTTCGAAAGAAGTCAGGAAGAAGGAGGACTGGCCGGTGAGGTCAGTAGCTGGATTAACCAGCTGGACGTACCACTTGACCAAGTCAAAGTGGGTCCCAGGCATTTGGGTGGTGCCTTTGCAGATACACTTCTGGATCTTTTCGAGTCTTGCGGCCCGATAATAGACATTTTAGATGTCTATGGGGAAGCTCTCTTCCCTAGACCAAAGTCCTTTTATGGACTTAGTGTTGGTCTTAAAGGCCTAGGCCTTAAAAGGAAAAACCTTTCCTTGCTCGACACCCTTTACGGTGGTGCCGGACTTTCCTCGAAAAAGAGGAAAGCTTCGAAGTTTCTCGATGAAGAAGCTCTCCCTTCCTCTCTAGGGAAGGTTATACTCCTTCTTTCCTCTGTTCTCGCAGAGGACCAAGGAGTATTCCTGTCTGACTTGACAGGAAAACCTCTGTATCCGGAAGTGTATTTGCATGTTGCAAATTGGAAAATCCCGGTTTACCGGGGAGGGCAAATGAGACACCATCTCATTTACAAGCCCATCGACATGCCAATGTCGAAGCTCGACTGTTTAGCCGAGCCGGGCGCGAAAACTCGCCCGCTTGGTAAAAACCAAGCTTGGTTCACGATGGTGACCCGAGCCATGAGATTCATGGCTGAACCCATCCTTTCAAGGGATGGAAGAGCCAGGATTGGCTTAAGATCCACGAACAAGATGTGGACCTTTCTTAAGTACCTTAAGAGAGTTGCACCGAAATATGCAACTTTAATCTGTCAATCAACAGATTATAGATCAGCAACTGATCTGATCCCGCTTGATATACTACAAGCGTTGTGGACAGGCTTCCTTCGTAGCCTTCCTAAAAGACATCCATTTTGGGTCTTTGGTTCTTTGATTGTTTGTCAAAGACAGATGTTTAAGGCATCTAAATTCTCC